TACCACCGATAAAGAATATGTGCCTGGAACGTTTGCCCATATAAAGCATTGCGGGACACCCTTCGATGTGTGTTCCATAAAAACGCAATGCATTAGATCCATCTTCGACGGCGGTCCCCGGTCCAATAGCCAAGGCCCATTCAGGATTGAGCGGATCCCGGTTGTTGCCCACATCCATGAATCGCAAATTATAGAACTCAGAATCCCATACTGAAGCGAGCTCAAGCCCTTTCCCGTCAAGATGCCTGAAATGCACATCTTCGAACGTGGTATAGGAGAGGTCGGAAAGGTATATACCGCGACCGTTAACGGCTTTTGGTATATCATCGAACTGCCTCTGGAACCCGAACCCAACAGTAAAGTTACGGAAGACTGGCCTGAAGCAGCGCTTGGCCTCTCTACCTGTCTCGTAAGCTTCCGTACCGATCGTTCTGAATACCCACGCACCATCTGCGCCTGGCATAAGAGCTGTAGCAAATCCACCCTGCCCCTCATAAACGAATCCTGAGTAAATCGTCGCGTTAGTCAGCTTATAGCGACCCACTCCAAATACTACTTTGACACACCCAGGTACCAGCTGATTCTCCATTGCAGAAGTGGTCAATGTTAAAATCGGGGCGATGGCTGCATTGTATGCGGCTGTACTATCAGTGCTACCGGTGGGATCTGCGCCAAATGCATCAACATAGACAGAAATTATAGCATCCTGAACAGTTCCGCCATTCGCCATTCCAATCATGGCTGCGCCAATTGATGAGGCTAACGTGCTTCTAAGGGCAGCATCACCTACGCTAATCCATGCACCTGGTCCAGTGCCACCAGTAGAGCTCGGGCCTGAGGCTGCCGGAACGTCCTTCGGTAAATCACCACTCCAGTAATACCAACTCTTACTTTCTTCATCCCAGATGAAATCAGATCTTGATGCCAGTGATGCGCCAGCTAAAAACGTATTTGACCCATCGATAAAGCCAGTCAGCTTATCATTTACTTCATCTACTGAAGGCACATCCAGATTGGCTCGCGCCTGAGATACATTTGTTAGTTCAGAAAGGTTATTTTTTGCGCGGAGGAAATGCGTTACCGGAAGTTTTTGGTCTGTGCTGTTCTGGTTTATCAGCAGTTGTGCGGTGTCAATGGTATCTGTTGCTGCGGGTAAATCGGTTAATTTTACTTTTTGCTCGGCCATTTATGCAGTCCTGTACCATCCAGCAAGTTTAACGTATTGATTAGTTACTGAGAATTGAGTGCCGTCGCCTGTGCTTCCGGTATCCCCCTTCACAGGGTGGTCATGAGCGCCAATGGCAACGGTATGGGAATGCTGATAACTAGATGTGCTTGTAGATTGAGAAGAGCTGATGTCGTCGCTGCTTCCGTCCTGAGAACCACCCGTCCATTTGCCAACGCTTTTCAATGGAATCGTGTGGGAATGTGTATCCTGGCTTGTGTTTTTTGTCCCGTAGTCAAACTGACTGGTTCGTAAATCCACTGAGTGAATATGTGGAGGAACATTCGCGCTTGTCAGAGTTACAGAATCACTCCCACCCTGCTGGAGAACGTCACTGGCGGTACTGTTAGCAAGACGGATAGTTCTGCCAGCCCCTGGAATCCGCGCCCACGTTGAACCCTGCCAGATTGCATTTGGGTTGACGTCATTTGCGAACCACTCTACTTTTCCAACCGGATAGCGCATGTTGAATAAGGCAGTGGCAAGGGCATCCAGAGTGATTGATCGGTCGTTTCCGTTCTGATTGATATGCATCAGGTCTGTTGATTCTGCATCTGATGCAGGGGGCAGATCTGTAAGGTACTTGAGAATAATGTCAGCCATTAAGCCCCCTCAAGTGCTGTAACGCGAGCCTTCAGGTCAGCTATTTGCGCGTATAAATCGTTAAGTAATGTATTTAAGTGATTTGCTGCGAGTTTGCTACCTGCTGAGGTTGATCCATCTGGCATGCGAACGGGAGGCACAAACCCGCTTGCCAGAATCTCATCTGGAATTGGTTCTTTGTTTTTCTGCCCGTCAGCATAAGTGACGTCAGTATCTGCAAATGATGTGATAGCCATTTAATTTCTCACTTAGGCATAGCGCCGCAGAGCATCGTCCCGGTAACGCCATAGTCACGGGAGAAGATAAGAAGGTAATCGTCGTCAGCGACGCCGAGATATGATCCGTTTACTTCGAGTACGCCAGATACTGACCCAGCCGCATCAAGGTAGGAACCGGCGATGAATACAGACCCACGGTTAAGTCCCAGCGCCGTGTCGGTGTCTACCTGCATTGCGGTATTTGCGCCGACCTGCAACGCCTGGCCAGAATTGGTATCTATCCCCGCAAGGGAGAAACCGTTCAGGCCATAATCGTGCGTTGAATAGGCTCGTACGCCAGCCACAGAAGCGCGGTCGACGATGGCGTTGATGTTTGTGGGGACATAAGGTCCGGTTGCGTGAACGCTGAATGCGGCAGGATAGAGCTCAACCAGTTCGACATCAGTGCTTGACGTAGTGGTTGCCGTTACGACCATGACGTTATCTGGCGTTCCGCTAAAAGCAGTCGCCAGTTTCGCCTGCATGATTGCCCGTCGATAATCATCGTCAGACATTCCATCACGACCGACATCAACGTACTGCCCAAACCTGTCCAGCTCTATGCCGTGGGAGTTGTATATGCTTTGCGTCAGGTAGATGTATTTGGCGCGCGCTTCAATTTCAGGATGAAGTACGCCAACAGCGGCAAAGAGATCGGGAACCTGACCGCCTTTTTTAAGCCAGTCAGTAGGCCTTTGTCGTATCAGCGCAAGGAAATCGATATCAATCCATTCATCAGACACCTGTGACCTCCACATTGGCAGCGGAGAACGAAGCAAAGGAGTTTTCAGCAACGGAAATGTTACTTTCGGAAAACGTAGTTCCATCAGTACTGACCGTGATAGTCATTTTCCCGATGCCGGTTGTATTGGCGTAGATGTAGCCATAAATGCGCTGGGTAATAACGTCATCACCAAGGCCGAGAGTCGCACCGTAAGCAACAACACCTTGCTTAATCGCATCCACAACAGCAGCTGGTAAAGGCTCCTCGGTATCCAGGAGAACAACGTCAACTTTGACGTAAATATCTACTTCAGTAGGTCGTGAGAAGTTAACCAGGTGTGGCCTTTCGTACCGGTCATACACAGTGATCGCAATTGAGCCGTATGTCGCTATGCCTGCTCCTTTGTACTTCCAGATAGCGTCCGCAATATCCTGCTCCAGCCCTCCAGAAACGATAGTGTGGATGGCTTTTGGAGGAATGCTGTCCACTGTCGCCATGGTGTCGTTTTCAATGACTTTGGCTAAGGTTACGCCGCTGACTTCCGTAATGAGGCGAGTCTCGATTGCTGGAATGGTTGCTGCACCGCCTGATGACGCTCTGCTCTGATACAAACGTTGGCGATAATCCGTGTCTGATTCCCTGTCGGAACCGGTAGCACCCTGAACGAGGTTATTAACTCCGGTCCATCCTGTGATCGCACTTACCGGATTATTCAGTCCGCCAACAGGAACGACAATCGGACCTGCTTCAGTGGCCTCAAAGATTGCCGGTGATCCAATCAACTGCCAGGACAGGCCAGCACTAAGCGAAACTGCGTAGCCTTCAATGAGGTTTTCAGAGGTGAGCCTGATTACTGAGCCGTTTGCTGTGGCTGAATACTGACTTGTTGAATCAACAATCGCAGCAAGACCTGTCGCAATGGTGTTTACGGTGTCTCCTGATACTTTGGTGTAGGTATGGTCAACGCCAGCAATCCGTACCGTGTAACTGGTTTGAGTGTTGTTAGACACCCTCACCTCTCCATCCAGAAGCGTAGAGCGTGAGATGGTGTAATCTGCCGTCAGCCTGAACTGGTAGTTACCGAACGACGCGAGAGAACCTGCAGGAACAAGTCTTGATTCAGAGCCATAAATAACGGCGTTCACTTTTGTCGTGGTTTTTCCATGCCGGGTAATGCCACCCATCCAGTCGCCAAGAGCATCAAGAGCGAATCCCTCAGCAGAAGCAAGAAACCTGCTCGCCCACAACTCCTCTTCAGTTTCAAAGTGAATTGCGTTTTGCTCAGCTTCAATTCCGATCCACTGTCCGGTGGTCGAATCAGCCTCTCGGTTAATCGGTCCGACGACCGTCTCCATCGCATCACCGATTTCCTGAACCATCTCCGGTAATGTCGGCTTGTCAAAGCCTGTCGCAGTAATGTAATCAGCCATATGCACCTTATTTCAGGCATAAAAAAGCCCCGCACATTGGCGAGGCATATTGAAGGGTTATTTATCAGGGGTACTGCACCAACCCGTACTCAGTGTTGGCTGTAAACTCGATGCTCAGCTTTCTCTCTGCGCGGTCAAAGTTGTAGGTAAACTCAACGATGCCTGTAACACCTTCTACAGCGAGGATTTCTGTACGGATTGCTGATAGTGCACCATTAAGCGTTACCTGCTTACCGAGAATATCTTGTAAGTACGGCGTTCCGAATTGACTATCAAGGAACCACTCTCCGCGCCACAGGTTAAGCCTGAATTCTACCTGCTGTCTGACGCGCTCAGCACCATCTACGTACTGAAGAAGGCCGTTAGTGAACACGACTTTGTTATCTGTAAGTCTGAAATCAATCATTAGTTCTCCGGACCGCCTGTAGTGCCACCGCTATCACCCTGGTGACGGTGAGTGCCGATTCTGATGCCATTGATGACCACATCACCAATCACCTGCATTGTGCCGGTTATGGTAGCCACCGATGTTTCACCACCTGAGCCAGTCATGCCACCCTGGTAAGTAAATAGTTGCTCAACGGTCATGCTTCCTTTGACGGTGTGCAATGGGGTTGTTTCTTCCACCCCGCCTGGCGCATTGATGGTCATTTTTCCGTTGACATCGATAGCAATGAAGGCATCGCCAAAATACATCCTCACGTCATCGTTTCCAGGAACAGCATCGCTGTAACCCGCACCTGGAATAACGTATGAGTCGATGATGTCGAATCGCCTTGTATCGTCGCTTCCATCAGTTGCCTGCTGGCAGACCACCAAAAGGCATTTATCGCCTGCCTGAACAGGGCCTTTCAATCCGGCCTGACCGTTTGCAAACTGCGGCCACACCATGCGCAAATCGCTCAGTACCGGATAGGCATTGGTGTCACCATCTGCGTATATTTTCTCGCCATCAGGTTTTACCGTTACCTTGCCGCCTGAGTAACTCACCACGGTACATGGAAGTGCAGTGTTTACCGTGTCCATTTCCGAGCTGACAAGCCGCCTGAGCGCTTCTACTACATCACTATTATCAGCCATCAGATAAACCTCAATAGCGCTTCCACGCTCCATTCCTGCCCGTGTGTATCACCGGTGTAATGTGCTTCTTCAACCCTGAAGAACTCCCCGTCTATACCACGAGATTTCAACTGCACATAAGCGCCAGGATAAATGGCAGGGTTAAGCAACGATTTCACCCGGTAGCCCTGCACTTCAAGAGTTATCCGGTCTTTGAGCTTTGCCGTTGGGTCTTCGACATCAACTACTGTTCTAACGATACCTTTCTGACCGTATTTGATGCCCTGCTTGGCTGCCGTCTTCTCGGTCATGGTTTTAGCTTCACGACGGGGATATCCGATCATGCCAGTGTCTTTCGACAGCACGACTGCCGTGTCTGCATAGACGCCACCCTTTTTGATAATCTGTATTTCGCTATCCTGAGCGCTCCACTCCAGCCCAAGATAATTACAGACCCTGTCCATAGCATCACGCACCCTGCCGTTATAGGCATACCCGCCGACGTACTGCTTATCCTGAACCTTGCTAATGCTCTTCTTGATTGGCAGCCCGAAGTTCTTCGCCACTCCATCCAGAACGGTCATTGCTGAAGTATTTGGAGGGAATGAAACGCTTATCTTGGCGTCACGTAAAGGTATGACGCTGTCCCTTAACTCCATCTCCGTGATGATGTCAGGCCCATCCTGATACGTCAGGCTGCGGCATGTGGTGCCAGTGAAGATGGTGATAGCCCCGATGTCATTTACGTAGCCAGCCTTGATGATGACCACGTTATTTACGGTCTCCATCAGAGTGATTGTCGTTGGAGCGGCATTGTAGATTTTGAGTGATGCTTCGTTGGCGGTTTTGCTGGCTGTTTTGGTGATATCGAACTCAAATCGCAGGTCTTTAATGCTT